CAACCAGAAACCTTATCTATTCAAGCAAGACCACTTCCAAATGGAAATGTAAAGGCTAGAACAAGTGATGAGACTACGAAGGAAACTTACGATGGTTGGTATAAGTCAGTCTATATGCCAACAGAAACGACAGTTACACCATCAAGAGCAAGTGTTGGAGGTAAATAAATATGGCACTAACAAAGAAAATTCAAATTGACGGACAAGATGTTGTGTTCCGTGCATCAGCAGCTATCCCAAGAATCTATAGACTAAAATTTGGAAGGGATATCTTTAAAGACTTGATGGAACTAGAAAAGTCCATGAAGAAAAATGATGAAGATAAATCTAATCTTGATATAGGCTCACTTGAGTTATTTGAAAATATAGCCTATGTAATGGCCAAGCATGGAGATAAATCTGTGCCAGATAGTCCAGAAGAATGGTTGGATAATTTTTCAACCTTTTCAATTTACCAAATTCTTCCTCAGTTAATTGAGTTATGGGGATTAAATATAAAATCGGAAGAAGTTCCTAAAAAAAAGTAAGACCGACAGAGAGACCAATGACTACACCCTTGTTTCTATTAAGGACAGTAGAGCTTGGTCTTTCGGTTTCTGATTTATCCCTACTAACAATTGGACTTGTAAATGATATGTTCACAGAAAAGAATAACGATGAATATAAATACAAAGAAGTAGCTACGCAAGAAGACTTTGATAAATTTTAATCTTCAAGCTTAGCTACTCTTTTTTCAGCATCTTTATAGACTTTGGATTCCGCTCTTGCACCGATAATAATGACAAGAACTTCGTCATCTGATTTTTCCAATTTATAAACAATCCTAAGACCTGAACTCTTAAGTTTAATTTTCATAAGACCAGCAAGCTTAGAATCAGATAGGTTAGAAAGAGGCTTGCCATAGCCACCTTCAGTATTAGGAAGAGGATTTATTAAGATCCTCTTAAGTGCTTTATCGACAATTTTTCTTTGAGATCCATCTAAGGCTTTATAGTCTTGGATGGCTTCTTTTATAAAGGATAGTTTATAGTTCATTCGATTTCGTCCTCATCAAGAGGAGAGACTTCATTTAAATCGATATGGAAGGCTTCTTCAAATGCATCTTGAGAAATTAAATCGGATTTATCCATTGAGGACATCCTTGTATTGGCAAGCATAAGATCTCTTGCATCTTCGAGCTCATCAATGAGTTTCGTATATTCATCAGGGGAAACAAGAATGCACTCAGGAGTGTTGTTCTTTAATACGACCTTAGAACCATTTACTTTGACATCATCGAAAATACGTCCAGCTAGGCCTCGATTAAATTCAGAAATGGATACAGTTTTATTGGATAATTCTTTTACAAAATTCATACTTATCACCTCAAGATAAGTATAGCAGAAATTGATAAAAACATCAATAAAAACACTGATAAATATATCTCTAAAGAGGAGGTGAGATATTGGCAAATAGAATAAAAGGGATAACTGTTGAGATTGGTGGGGATACTACCAAACTTCAAACTGCACTAAAACAAGTTAATACGGAGATTAAACATACTCAATCAGAACTTCGTGATGTTAACAAACTTCTTAAACTTGATCCTGGAAATACAGAACTTATCTCACAAAAGCATAAGCTATTAGGACAGACCTTAGAAGAGACAAAGAATAAATTAACCTCTTTAAAAGAGGCACAGAAACAAGCTGAACAGGCTCTTGCAGAAGGTAAGATTTCCCAAGAGCAATATGATGCCCTTAAACGAGAGATTATTGAAACAGAACAAGCCCTAAAGTCTCTAGAAAGACAAGGAGCAACCACTAATCAAACCCTTCAAAACATAGCTATTACTGGGGAAAAATGGCAAAACACAGGGCAAAATATAGAAAATGTTGGAAGAAAAATGATGCCAGTATCTCTTGCAGTAGCAGGTCTTGGGGTAGCGGCTGTAAAGACTGCATCAGATTTTGACTCTGGTATGTCAAAAGTAAAAGCAGTATCTGGTGCAACAGGGTCCGACTTTGATGCCCTAAGGGAAAAGGCCCGTGAAATGGGAGCCAAGACCAAGTTCTCAGCATCTGAAGCGGCAGAGGCTATGAACTACATGGCCATGGCTGGTTGGAAAAGTAAAGACATGATTGGTGGTATTGAAGGAGTCATGAACCTTGCTGCAGCTAGTGGTGAGGATCTAGCTACTACTTCAGATATTGTTACAGATGCCCTTACAGCCTTTGGGTTAAAAGCTGAAGACTCTTCTCACTTTGCTGATGTTCTTGCTGCTGCATCATCTAATGCCAATACCAATGTTTCATTAATGGGTGAAACTTTTAAATATGCTGCACCTATTGCTGGGGCCCTTGGTTATTCAGTTGAAGATACAGCAGTAGCTATAGGTTTAATGGCTAACGCAGGAATTAAAGGTTCACAAGCAGGGACAGCTTTAAGGTCTGGACTAACAAGACTCGCATCACCAACTAAAGAAGTTATGAACGGAATGTCTATGTTGGGCTTATCTATTGAAGATGTGCAGGGCCTTTCACTTGATGAGACTTTAAGTACCTTTAGAGTTGCCTTTGCCAATTTAGATGGGACTCAAAAAGCACAAGCAGCCTCCATGATATTTGGTAAAAATGCCATGTCTGGAATGTTGGCAATTATAAATGCTAGTGAGAAGGACTACAACAGCTTAAGTGATGCCATATATAACGCAGATGGAACAGCTGAAAAGATGGCTGCTACTATGCAGGATAACCTAGCTGGTCAATTAAAGATTTTACAATCTGCCTTAGAAGAATTAGCTATATCCTTTGGAGAACTTTTGATGCCTGCTGTTAGAAAAGCAGTAGATATATTAACAAAACTGGTAAATGGACTTAATTCCCTTCCAGGACCAGTAAAAGGTATTATTGCAGGTATCGGTTTTTTTATAGCTGCTCTTGGACCTGTACTTATGATTGTAGGAAAACTTATCTGGTCAATCGGAACTATTATGACTAAAGGACCTCTAATAGTAGGAGGAATAACTAAGATAGTTGGAATATTTACAGGTACCCTTATACCAGCAATCACAGCAGTAGTATCAGCCATAGGTATTGTTCCTATTGCTATTGGTGCAGTAATAGCTGGTCTTGTTCTTTTATGGAAGAAGTGCGACTGGTTTAGAGAAGGGGTCATCTCCATATGGGAAACAATTAAGGAATCAACTGTTGCTATTTGGAATGGAATAAAAGAATTCTTCGTAAATCTTTGGCAGGGAATATCAGAATCCTGGACAAGCACTTGGACTGATATTACTACTTTCTTATCAGAATTTTGGTCTGGATTTATTGAAGGAGTGAAGAATACTTGGAAAGGCATCAAGGATTTCTTTGCCAATCTATGGAATGGACTTTCTGAAGTATGGAACAGTATATGGACATCTATAACAACTTTTCTAACTGAATCTTGGAATACCTTTATTGAGGGAGCAAAGAGTCTATGGCAAAGTTTAGGACAATTCTTTACAAGCCTCTGGACGGGAATTCAAATTACTTTTACCAATATATGGACAGCTATATCAACTACAACTACAGAAGTATTTACAGCAGTTGGAGAGTTTATCAGGACTACTTGGGAAGGTATTAAGACATTAATTTCAACAGTTCTTGATGCAATTAAAGTAAAAGTAGAAACTATTTGGAATGGACTAAAAGAGTTTTTAACAACAGTCATTACTGCAATCGGAGAATTTATTTCTACATCCTGGACCAATATAAAAACGACTATTGAGACTATCTTGACTTCTATTAAGACAGTTCTTGAATCAATCTCGAATGGGATAAAGACCTTTATCTCATCAACAATGAATAATATTAAGACCTTTGTTTCATCTACTTGGAACTCCATAAAGTCGACTATTTCATCTGCAGTAAATACCGCCAAGTCTGCAGTATCGTCTGCATTTAATTCCATGAGATCAAGTATTTCATCGACCATGTCAAATATTAAGTCCACTATTAGAAATGGATTTAATAATGCAGTTAATCACATTAAGAATTTGGCATCACAAGCCTATACATGGGGAGCTGATATGATTAACGGAATTGCAAGAGGTATTGGAAGTGCCATTAGCAATGTGACATCTGCGGTATCGAATGTGGCATCAACTATTAGGTCTTACTTGCACTTCTCTGTTCCAGATGTTGGACCTTTAACTGATTATGAATCTTGGATGCCAGACTTTATGGAAGGTTTATCAAAAGGAATTGAAAAGAGCAGAAGATTAGTACAATCTTCAATGAAAAATGTCGCAAGTGATATGGTTTTAAGTCCAAGCATATCAGCTGTTGGTATAGGTGGACATGATAAAGAATCAGCTATAAATGGCATTGATATAGGAAGACAAATATCCGATGCACTTGCAAACATCAATTTAAAATCGGAAAATTCTGGAGATATAGTCATACCAGTTTATCTTGGAGGGACTCTCCTTGATGAAGTTATTGTCAATGCATCTATGCGTAAGAATTTAAGGAGTGGAGGTAGGTAATGAAACATCAATCATATTTAATTATTGAAGGAGTAGACCTACCTCTACCAAATTCTTATGATTTGGAGTTTAGAGATATAGATGCAGATACTGGAGGAGAAACAGAGGCAGGCACTATTCAAAGGGATATTGTTAGAAATAAAGTAGCAAGTATTTCTGTAGGTTTTTCATGTAGTCCTAAGCTTGTGAAGATATTGAGTGGTCTTGCTAACAAGTCTAACCTTAAAGTTAAATACTTAGATACAGAAACGTTGGAACTAAAAGAGACACAAATGTATATAGATAAGTTTCAAGTCAAACTAATAAAAGATACTTCTTATAAAGGATTGTGGGAAGTATCTTTTTCATTGGAGGAATATTGATGCATCCAACAAGTGAGAAATATAAAACAGCAATCAAAAAGAATTCTCGTCAATTTTACTGGACGGGAAATATCATATTAAAAGATGAAACTACCATACCTTTTACCAATAAGGATATTTTAAAAGGGTCTGGATATATCCACCGTTCCTGCTCTGGATCTTCTGAACTTGAAATAGGGACAGTTTATGCTGGAGAGTTTGGCATTAGTCTTTTTTCAAATATAGATAGGTATTCTTTAGAGGATTCTAAGTTAGAACTTTTTTACCATCAAGAATTAGAAAATAAAAAGATAGAAACTATACCAATGGGCATCTTTGATGTTACTGAGGCAAATAGGTCTAAGAAAATTTTAGAACTAAAAGGCTATGACTATATGCTTAGGTTTGATAAGAACTTTCCAGTAACAGATACCTTTGGTACAGCTTTTGAATTACTTACATTATCATGTGAGAAGTGCAAGGTAGAACTAGGTATGACGGAAGATGAGGTAAAAGCTTTTGCTAATGGTGAGGAAATTTTGGCAATTTATCAAGACCATGATATAGAAACCTACAGAGATTTTATTCACTATATAGCATCGACCCTTGGTGCTTTTGCTGGGGTTTCTCGTGACGGTAAATTAATTTTAAAGAAATATGCAGAAAGCGTATCAACTGAAATTAAAACAAGAGAAAGATTTTCATCATCAATATCCGATTTTAAGACAAGATATACAGCCATCAACTCGACAAATGCGAAGACTAAAATAGCTGAATACTATTCTTTAGAAAATGATGACGGTCTAACTATGAACCTTGGAATAAATCCACTTTTGCAGTTAGGACTTCCAGAAAAAAGAAAAAGAATGTGTGAGAGTTTATTAACAGAAATTTGTAAGATTCATCACACACCTTTTGATATGGTAACTATAGGAGACCCAAGTCTTGATGTTGGAGATAGGATAGCTATTTCTTATGAAGAAGAAAAGATTGAAGGACTTATTACTGACATAGAATACAAGATAAATGGTAAGCATAGGATTTTAGGAGTTGGAAAGAATCCATATCTATCAAAGGCTAAAAGTAAGAATGATAAAAATATAGTTGGACTATTAAATCAGATTGAATCTGAAAAGTTAGTAGTTCATGCCTATTCAAATTATTCAGCCTTTAATCTTTCAACAACAGATACTCCAATAATTCGTATAGAATTTGCCTCCAATAAAGAAACGGAGGCAATTTTTAATGCCTCTATCTTGTTAAATATAATTTGTGATACCGAAGAAAAAACAAGAAAGATATCGAGGAAAGTCAAGAAACAAGAAGAGGTTTTAAATAATGATGGAAAATCCTATGATCCTCCAAAGTTTGAAGAAAAAGAAGAAGTAGAGGAATTAGATTTCATTGAAAATATAGAAATACCAACAAGGATAGTTATTACCTATGTTTTTAATGATACGAAAATAGAACATCACATTCCAAAGGAAACCTACCTGAGCGGTGACCACATTCTAAATCTTTTTTATCCATTAACCAAACTTCAGGAAAAGACGATGAACAACTTTTCAGTGCTTATTAGACTTGAATCAGGACAAGCTATGATAAGTAAAGATAATGCTATCGCAGCTATATCTGGTCAGTCTCTTGGTTCTACAGAGGCTTGGGATGGAAAGATTAAGATTGATGAATCCTGGAAGAGAATAGAACTTAGTCATTCATTTCTACTTAGGAAGTTGAAGGATGAATACAAAGTAGAAAGACAAGTCCCAAGACCACTAGTATTTAATGAAAAGGTAGGAAGATTTAAATATCAAGGATTAATGCTTGGAAAATATAAAGAAGAAATTACTACAGAATTTAAAGATAAGGAGGAAGGAAATGCTCAAAGGTAAATCAGTCATTGAACTAACTGATGTGAGGACAAATAGGAAGGAGATATATGAAGATGAAAACTTAATAACGAATGCAGTCCCAGATTTATTAAGACTCAATCCATCAGGGCTTTTGTACCCAGTCGGAGAGGAACTCATTACAAAATTTCACGAGGAGATTTTTCCGATTGCCAATAAGTGCTATGGTGGAATCTTATTATTTGAAAATCCTCTTGATGAAGATCCTAATAAAATAATTCCGCCATCTGATAATCAAATCATAGGCTATGCATCCAATGATGTAAATTCAACAGATGCATCTAAAAGGGGGTCGGCAAACTTAACTGAATCTTCTCCCATAGAAAACGGATATAAATTTGTATGGGATTTTTCTACATCGCAAGCTAATGGAAGAATATCGTCCCTGGCGTTGACCCATTATAGAGGAGGAAAATATTTCTATGGAGATACTCACGGAAGAGACCCGTTCCTACTTTTAAATAAAACAAAAATGAATTCTGATAGAGCTATTACAGATATTTACCAAGGTTGTGTAGAATATGATATTGAAAACAGTACGCTTATATCAATCTGGCCTAAGAATGAGACTTCTATAGATATTGTCAAACTTAGAGAATCAATTACAGATATCGGTTTAAATGATCCAATATTTACAAAGGGAAATTATCAAGAAGAAAGAATGATTGTAGATGCAAAGGAGTTTTTTGACAAAGTATATTATTGGAAAGAAACATGTTTTTATAACGGACCAGATGGTTATTGGTATGGATTTGGGACTAAGTACAATAAATTAATAAGGATGAGGATTTCAAAAAAAGATTATTCTACTACTGTGGATGAATGGTCTTTAAATGACATTAGCTTATACAAACTTGGAGATTATAAGGACCAAGATTCCAGCTATTGTGAGAGAAGAGTATATAGCTGCATAAAAGACGGCCATCTATATGCTATTGGTGCTGGAAATGATGATAACTTGTTATACAAGATTAACATTAATAATCCTGTTGATATTAGCAAATTTGATTTGGAGTATGATATTCAAAGAATTACTTATTCTGGTGAATATATGTATTTATTTAATTGGGGGGATTATATTCTAGGGCATAAATTTTCAATAAATAAGAATGACGAAATTATTCGTAGAGATGATAAAACAGAGTACGAAGGTAGGAGCATTCCGTATTTAATGTCTACACCGCTTCAATTAGGACCATTAATGCTTGGTTATGGAGGCTATGAAAATTCGTTTTATAAACTTCTATTTCTTCATACTCCATATCTTGGAACAATTAATAACTTATCAAGTCCAATATTAAAAACGGCAGATAAGACAATGAAAATAACTTACACACTAACAGAGGAGGAATAAAATGAATAAGTTTTTAGAAATATTAAAAGTATGCTTTACAGCCATTGGAGGATGGCTGGGATTTTATCTTGGAAATGTAGATGCTTTTATATACACACTATTAGCGTTTGTGATTGCTGACTATCTAACAGGAGTTTTAAGAGCAGGAGTCGAAAGAAAGCTATCCTCGTCCATAGGATTTAAAGGGATAGCAAAAAAGATTATGATTTTTATAGTTGTAGGAATAGCAAACCTATGCGATGTAAATTTAATTAAAGGTGATGGAACATGATAAGAACTGCCATCATCTTTTTTTATATCGCAAATGAAGGGCTTTCTATTTTAGAAAACTCTGTAGCACTAGGCTTGCCAGTACCAGAAAAATTAAAAAGAGTATTAGAACAATTCAAGGAGGAAAAATAAATGAGTAATAGTCCATTAGTACAAGCAACAATTCTCTCACCAAACCATAGTGGGAGAAGAAATCAAAAGATAACAAAAATTGCTATACATCATGCAGCTGGGGTCATAAGTGGTAGAAACTTGGCAAGAATTTTTATTCCTGAATCAAGACAAGCTTCAGCTAACTATAACTTAGGATCCGATGGAGTCATTGTTTTAGGAGTAGATGAATCTAACAGAGCCTGGACATCCTCATCTTCTTGGTGTGACAATAGAGCGGTAACAATTGAAGTAGGGAATTCTACTAGAGGACCACAGTGGTTGGTTTCTGATTATGTTTTGAACAGATTAATTGATTTAGTGACAGACATCTGCAGAAGAAATGGAATATATCCTTGTACCTATACTGGAGGCAAAGATGGTGTCCTTCAAAAACACGAGTGGTATAAAAACACTAATTGTCCAGGACCATATCTTGGTAGCAAGTTTCCATATATAGCAAGTGAAGTTAATAAGAGGTTAAGAAGCGATAAGACTGTTAGCAAACCAACAAGTGGATTATATAGAGTTAGAAGATCTTTTTCAGATGTCAAAAGTCAGAAAGGTGCATTTAAGAATTTAGATAATGCCAAAAGATGTGCAGATAAATTTGGATTAAAAGTATTCGATGCTAATGGCAAGATAGTATACCCATTTGGAAAGACAATCGATGAGTTAGCAAAAGAAGTTATAAGTGGAAAATGGGGGAATGGAGAAGAAAGAAAAAGAAGGTTAACTCAAGCTGGATATGATTATTATGCTGTTCAGAAAAGAGTAAATAAATTAATTTAA